CAGCATCCATCCGCCAGTCCGCGCTCATGAAGGATCGGAGGGCCTTGCTAGGGTCCTTCGAGAGCAAATAGGGAGGCCTACTCTGCACCAGCGGGTTTACCACGCCAACATGGCGTGGTGAGCCAAAGGGGATGCTGGTGAAGAGAGGACCACCCCTAGCCAAATCTCGCAAATTGTACCGTTTTAGCGGGATGGGTACACACATACGGTATGGAGTGCACGATCACTCATTGGGCAACATTCGGCGGGGTCTTGTAGAGAGAGTCTACATGGTGGAGAAACAGGGTGTCCTACACCCCACTCCAAAGCCCACCCCCGGAGCGTTCACCAGGTTATCCCGGTTCCATCGTGATCTTAAACCCTTCCTGGCCAAGACCACCCGATTGACAACCAAGGAATTCCTTGGCTTTTATACGGGTCGCAAGCTAGAGAGGTATGAGAAAGCGGCGGAGTCGTTAGAGATGCATCCCATTCGGGAGAAGGATGCCTGGTTAAGTACGTTCGTTAAGGCAGAAAAGTTGAACATCACTGCCAAGCCCGACCCCGCACCTCGAGTTATTCAACCTAGGGATCCTAGGTATAATGTTGAGGTGGGGAGATATCTTCGCCATAGCGAAGAGTACCTGTTTTCTGCCATCAATAAACTGTATGGAGGGAGGACCATTTTCAAAGGCATAAGTGCCGACAAAGCTGGAGAGGAGATGAAGTCCATCTGGGACTCTTTCATTGATCCAGTAGGTATTGGAATGGATGCTTCACGGTTTGATCAGCACATATCAAAGGATGCTTTACAATTTGAGCATCACATGTGGATCAGCATGTTTCCCCCTTCACAAAGAAAACATTTGGCAAGACTCCTCAGTTGGCAAATCAACAACAGAGGACTCGCCAGATGTCCAGATGGAGAGATCAGGTACAAGGTGGAAGGTTGTCGCATGTCCGGTGACATGAACACTTCATCCGGGAACTGTTACATAATGTGTGCAACTGTGTACAATTATTGTAAGTATGTTCACGGAGTGAAGCACTTTAGGCTGGCTAACAACGGAGATGACTGCATGCTGTTTGTAGAAAGAGGGGATGAGGCACGGGTGCGTGCCGGCCTCATTGACTACTACAGCACTCTCGGGTTTACTATGAAAGTTGAACCTACTGTGGATGTCTTGGAGCGAGTGGAGTTCTGCCAAACCAGACCTATCAAGGTCGGGGGGCAGTATCGCATGGTACGAAATGTATCCCACTCACTTTCCAAAGATCTTCACAGTCTCAACGATCTGCGTTCCGAGAAGGCCAGGGATGCCTGGCTAGATGCGGTGGGCAAGGGTGGAAGGGTGCTGAACGATGGTGTGCCAGTAATGAGCACATTCTTCAAACAAATCCCTGAAACCGGAGTTCATATGTCCGAGAAGTCTAATATGGCGACTCAGTTCGAAGAGAATTGGAGATATAAGTTCAATCGTACTTCCAAGTACCTTGATCTTACACCTGATGCTGAGTCAAGATATAGCTTCTGGTTAGCTTTTGGATTGACACCGGACGAGCAGATTGCCCTGGAAACCAGCTTCAAGCCCATACAGGTGGGTGAGATTCTGGAGGACATAGAAGAGCATCCAAATGCTCTTTTGTGGTCCAGGGCATGAAACTAACCACTTCAATGGATGCTACAAATGCGCCCCAGAGTACTGCTCCTCGTAGAGAAAGAAGAAGTAGTCGTGAAAGGACGGAGGGTTCTGCTTATAAAGATGTTGCTTCTAAGGCAGTCTACCAAGAAGCCGATGTTAAGAAGGATATGGGACCTAGTGTCTCGATGACGGTTGTTGGAGAAAGTGTTGAGTTCACTCAGCACTTCCATTTCTAATGACTATTGTGCATGTCCATCATAGCTACGATCCATTTCCCTTAATTGGGATGTGGATAGTAGTTATAATTATCATTGGTGTTATTGGTGCTTTAAGCATGAACCCTCCTGAAAGACATTACCAATCTTTCAACGAGGACAACTCTAAAATACAGTATATCACAATTGGAGGCGCTCCTGCAACTACTAAGCATTCACAAAATCGCACTTAATCTTCCACAAGCATATGAGTACAGCGTACAACGCGGGACAGTACATTGCTTCACAATCACTTCCGTTCACACAAGCTCTCTCTCACACGTATTCTAGTACATCTGCTCTTGAAACAGCAGCTTTCACACTCGGATACGCAGCTCAGATCGTCAATCCAGTCGCACAAGTTCTAGTTTATGGCGCTGCAGGTTATCAAGTCTACAATGCAATCAAAGGGCTCTTCTAAGAAGAGACGGATCAACCAGGTTAACAACTCTAGTGAACAATCCAAGGCAAAGCGAGTTCGTGTTATGAATACACAACTTGCTCCATTTGGAGGTGTCTCACAAGTTAGCCAGGCTCCAGTCTCCATTGGAAACACTTTGAGGTCGACTTTACCTGGGGTGACTACCAATAGAGATGTGACTACAGTACGGGGTAGTGATTTCGTGATGGCAATTGGTGGTATTGGATCTGGAATATCAACCTGGTGTTTATCAGGTGGTGTTCCTGTCACTCCTGCCGCATTGGTTGCTAGTGTCATGAGGGGATATTTCCAATCTCATGAACGCTATCGCATCCGACAGTTGCAACTGCATTACATATCTAGTTCCCCCACCAGTCTTTCTGGTGATGTGCTGATGATGTATCATGAGAATAGAGGTGGACCTAAGGTGAATCATAACTCTAGCAATTTCTTGTCCTATGCATTATCCACAGCTAATTCAGTCCTCGGTCCACAA